CGGGGTGCTTATCGTGACTAGTCTAGTCACCATTCTGCTTTTTCAGCTGAATGCTATCCCCCCAGAGGAGAGTCGAAATGAATAGTACGATCCTAATTCTCACGTTTCTAGTCGAGCTCTGTCTTGGATTGGTTGGCTTTATTGCCATCCATCTCCGTGCAGAGGCAAGACGTCGGCGGCTTGCAAAGCTGCCGAAGTGGGATATGGTTCCGTACTCGTTCGGTATCGACTGGTACTCTCGGGGTTCCGACGGCAAACGTGGGGGTGTAACCTCCATTAAGTCTAAGAAGCCTCATTCGAGGCGTGTATGACAGCAGGAAGTAATGTCCACTCTCCCCTCAACTCTTACGACGAGACTTACGTCAAGACGTGGAGCGGGGCGAATGGAAAGTACTTGAGTGATGGCCGAGATAAGTGGAATGCATATTCCATGCATCTGGTAATGGAGTCAGTCCAGTATGGACAAAACTCATTCCCTGTTCACGTGAACAGTGGACCATCCTTGATGACCTGGAATAACGCAGACGAGATGCGTCTGCAGTCCAAGTTAGTCAAGAAAACACGCGGCCATGAATTCAATTTGGCCGTCAATCTCGCTCAGGCTAATCAGCTGATTGAGATGTGTTCTACTACTATCCTGAAACTGGGCCGGTCCCTCTGGTATCTCAAGCGCGGAGACATTCAATCTGCGGCTCGGGAACTGGGGATCGGGCGTTACCACCAAATCCGACTCAACAGTCGTGATGTTAGTGGACGCTGGTTGGAATTACAGTACGGTTGGTTACCGTCCGTGAGTGACGCTTTTGAGGCTGCCAAAGCCTTTGAAGCTCTCTCTGAAGGACGCGCTGCCCGGATTGTTGCAGTGCACAAGAAGTACGCGCGGATAGACCGCAGTGCTGCTCCTAGTATCTATTCAGCGCCAGGGTATCAACTCCTGGTGAAGAAAATAGTCTATGAAATGGACGAGGAACTTTCGTTCGCTCGCTCACTTGGACTACTGGACCCGGCATCGGTTGTGTGGGAGATCGTTCCATACTCCTTTGTTATCGATTGGTTTCTGCCGATCGGTACGTACCTTGATAACTTGAGT